ATCTTTCCGCGTGTAGGTGTTTTTGATGGGGGTGTTAATAATGCCCGTCGATAAAAACTTGAAAGAGCTGCAAGAGCAAGCGGAGTTTCAGCGAAACATGCTCGAAGAGCGGCGCAAGCAGCTAGTAGGTGAGCCGTTCGTAGTTGAGTACGACAACGGCGGCGGTCAAACTGGAACAAAGGAAAATCCAGAATGGACAGCTTACGAAAAGCTGCTTAAAAGCTACCAGGCAACACTCAGGGCGATTAACTCACATTCAACGAAGAGCAAAGAAAAGCAAACTGGCATCGGTTCACCGCTTCAGAACTTCCGAGGAAAGTACAGCAATCTAGAGGTGATCAAGAGTGCGTAAAGGTTCGACTGAGCCGCGTATCTTCACACCGCCTATTAGAGAGCTAACGCCGGACACGACGCTCGGTTTCGCCGTTATCGACTTCGCGCAGGATGTTTTGCAAATCGATTTGTTGCCTTGGCAAAGATGGCTATTCATCCATGCGCTTGAGATAGTCGGCGATTTGGATACCGAGTGGATGTTCAGGTACAGGACTGTTCTAATCCTCGTCGCACGGCAACAGGGCAAGACGATGATGAGCGAAATACTCGCGTTGTTCTTCCTGTATGCCTTGGGCGTTAACCTGATAATCGGAACATCTACAAACCTCGATGCAGCCGAGGAAGTTTGGGACGGCGTTGTTGATATAGCCGAGAACAACGAAGATTTGGCGGCAGAAATCGAGGACACGAAGCATTCGAGCGGTCGAAAGACTCTCACGCTTTCGGGGCGTAGGAGATACAGGATAACGGCGGCTAACCGAAAGGGCGCACGCGGCAAGTCTGGTGATTTGATTCTTCTTGACGAGCTGCGAGAGCATCAGGACTTCTCGGCATGGTCGGCGGTGACGAAAACTACGATGGCGCGTCCTAACGCGCTCGTGTGGTGCATGTCGAATGCTGGTGATGGCTCAAGCGTTGTGCTCCGAAATCTGAGGATGAAAGCGCACGGCAGGATTGGTGATCCAGACGGAATAAACAAGGCTTTGGGTTCGAGCGCCGTCGATGTTGAAGAGCTAGACGGCTTTGACGATGACACGCTCGGGATATTCGAATGGTCTGCTCATCCAGACGCGAGCATTTCAAATCGCGACGAGTGGGCGCTTGCAAATCCGTCTTTGGGGTATGGGTTCGTCACGGAGCGTTCGCTTGCGAGCGCGTATGCGACAGACCCGCCTGATGAGTTCAAGACCGAGTGCCTATGCCAATGGGTAACGTCAACGATAACGCCGCCGTTCCCTATCGGCGCATGGGATGCTGGCAAGGACAATTCATCGGAAATCGCGATTGACTCGCCGCTGTGGTTCGGGGTGGACATATCAGCCGACCGAACGCACGCGAGCATAGCGGTTTGCGGAAAGCGCGAAGACGGCGATTGGCACGTGGAGTTAGCCGAATACAGAAGCGGCGCGTCGTGGCTCCTGAAATGGTTCGAGCGTGCGGCACCTAACTACAAGGGCGGCATGAAGGTAGCTCTACAGTCACGCGGAGCGCCTATTGCTTCGATGATGGACGTTATTGCGGCAGTAGACGGCGTTGAGATCATCGAATGCGCGGGGAAAGACGTTGCTGGATGGTCAGGGCGCATGTGGGACTCGGTAGCAGCATGTGACGAGAACTCCGAAAGCGACGCGACGCCAGTAAGGCACCGAACGCAACCTGCACTCGATTTGGCGGCTAACATCGCCGCCACACGTCCGATGGGCGATGGCGCGTGGGCGTGGGATAGGAACAAGTCAGTCGAGGACATTTCGCCTCTAGTGGCTGTAACGATGGCTCTTGGGGCTGCGACGGCTACAGAGAAAGCATCGAGAACCTATGAGAGCGTGTACAACACGAGGGGAGTCATGGTTGTATGACCGTGCTTTTCAACTCGTCGCGTCCGTTGGGGCGCTGCGAGAACCTTACCGCGATTTGGAACGCCTACGAAGGTAAAAAGACTTTCAACATGGGCGGGTTCGGTGACGTTTCGAGGTTTTCAGATTGCGACGTGGTTGTTACCGACGAGTTCATACGCTCGAAGCGCAAAAGCCAAACCGTCGTGATGGTCGAACATGGATTGTGCGGCGGCAAGAAGTACGGGCTAGACCAGCCATACGGCGTGTTCTACCCAGAAGCTTGCAACCTCGTAGACTACTTCATAGCGAGCAGCGAGCGGGGGCGCGAGTTCGCCGCTTCAGCCGCTGGCATACCGATAGAGCGGTGCTTGGCGTTCGGGATGCCGCGCACTGATGCCTACTTCGGGAAGAAGAAGGGTGACGGCGGGACGTTCCTAGCTGGATACGAGCGTGCGTATCTGTTCGCTCCGACTTTCCGCGCTCGGTGGGAACCGCCTATGCCGAGGGTCGATTGGCTCGCAGTTGACGAAAAACTCGAAGACGGCGAGGTTTTCGTAATCAAGCGCCACATGATAACGGGCGAACCGATTCTAAACGTCCAATGCGAACACATCGTTGAGGTTGACAAGGACGAGCCGTCAACGCCGTACCTCATCGATTGCGACGTGGCTATTACGGACTATTCGAGCATCGTCCTAGATGCATACGTTTTGGGAAAGTCGAGCGTGATGTTCGCGCCAGACGATGATTTGGCGGCATACGAAAAGGCACGCGGTTTCTATCTGGATTACTCAGAATACGGTCACATCAGATGCAAGTCGGGCGGTTCGCTCGTTTTGTCCGCACGGCTCGCATGTGACTTCGGGACTAACGACGTTGAGAAAAGGTGCATGGAAATCACCGCCGATGCGTGCGACGGTCATTCGACCGAACGTGTAGTTGACTTAATCAGGGGGCTAGCATGACCGTCTTGATAGTCGTGCCGACCTACGAAACCATATCGACCGAGACGTACAAATCGTTATGGGAGCTGTCATGCGCCGATCACGATTTGATGTTCGACACCGTGAAGGGATATGACTGTGCGCTTGCGAGAATCAGCGCTTGCGAAAAGGCAATCTCATACGGGGCTGAATGGCTTTTGATGGTTGACAGCGACACGGTTCTACCACAGGACGCGCTAGACAACATGCTAGAGCATGATGCTGATGTTTGTCTCGGGTATTACCAGCACAAACGCGGCAAAGAGGGTATGACGTGCCTATGGAAGTTCGGCAACTGGGCTTCCAAGTACATGGGAAACGAACTCAGGGCGCTTCACGCGATGGGAACCGATAAAGTCCGCGTCCAGGGCGGCGGCATGGGCTGCACGCTCATCAGAACGTCAATCCTCAAGAAACTGCCAAAGCCGTGGTTTAGGTGGGTGGTAAGGCCTGACGGCTCTGAGACGGGCGAGGACGTTTACTTCTGCAACCTGTGCAAGGAGCACGGCATAGAAATCTACGCAGATACTCGCGTGGCTTGCGGTCACGCTTTCAGCACAGTACACAACGTATAAGAAAGGGGACGCTCGTGGGCGTGTTCAACAGCCTGCGGTCGCTCTTCCGACCTTCTCCCGTCTACATATACGGCGGGGATTTCGGAGTGCATGTCGAACAGCTCGACGCCGCGGCATTGTACCGAACTCAGCCGAACTTACGCGCCGCTATCAGCTTTCTAGCTGATAACGCCGCGCAGATTCCGCTGAAAGTTCACGACAGGGCAGGCCAAAACGACAGGCCGAGGGTGACCGACTCACCCGCCGCGCTGCTCTTGCAGCATCCGAACGACGACATGACGCCGTTTGAGTTCAAGAGATGGATGTATTCGGATTTGCTCCTGTACGAGCGGTTCCTTATGCTGGTGTTGCAGAACGCCAATACCGATAGCGGATGGGAGATGCGACCGATTCCCGCCGCATGGATAGTGAGCTACAACGGCTCGTCACCGTTCGCGCCCGAGTCAATCGACATTGCACCACCGGGGAACGCGCCTATCAGGGTTCCCGCAAGCAAGTTCATACTCCTTCACGGTTACGACCCGACAGACCCGATGCGTCAGTATTCGCGCATATCCGCATTGAAGGAGACGCTTCACGAGCAAGTGGAGTCCAATGCTTTCAGGCGGCAGATGTGGCACCGTGGGGGCAGGTTCAACGCCTACCTAACCAGACCTAAAGACGTTCAGCCTTGGACTGATGAAGGTTTCGACCGATTCAAGGAGACTTGGAAATCGTCGTGGGCTGGAAACGACGCATCCGAGGGCGGCGGTATGCCGATTCTCGAAGATGGTATGGAGATACGCACAGTCCAGTTCAACTCACGCGATGCTCAGTGGGCAGACTCCGTGAAGTTGGCGCGTGAGGACGTTGCGGGAATCTACCATTTCAATCCCGCGTTATTGTGGCCTGGTTCTGGACAGACGTATGCAAGTGCGCGAGACAACGCGAGGGCGCTATACAACGACTGTCTAGCGCCAACTCTCATGCAGGCAACAGACAGCTTCAACATGAGATTGTTGCCCATGATCGGCGAGGAACCTTCGCATTACGTCGTGTACGATACGTCAATCAAGACTCAAGGCACGATGGAAGAGCGGATAAGCGCATTGCAGACGGCGTGCGGTGGGCCGTTCATGTCCAGGCAGGAAGTCCGCGCAATCATGGATTTGCCAGCGGAGCCTGAAGGGGACTTGATAGTACCGCTTAACGTCATCGTGGGCGGTTTGGCATCGAGCCATGACACAGACCCGACTGTGGAGCGCTACAACGCCGCTCAACTACCGCAAGTAAAGGCAGCACAGCTCAAGGCGCACGGCGCACCTATGGACGAAGAAGCCGACGAGATGGAGGGCGTTTACCGCTCGTTCTTCAAGCGTCAGGCAAAGTCGGTGATACCGAAAATAAACTCCGAGGTCGATAACTGGTGGAACGCCGAGCGATGGGACAACGAACTAGCCGATGACCTAATGCCCGTTGCGCTATCTCAGGCTACGGCATCCGCGAAGCGTGCGAGACGCGACCTCCAATTAGACGGCGATTACGACGAGGGGCGCACCGAAGCATACATCAGGAAGATGTGTGAGATTCGCGCCGCGATGGTCAACGAATCGACGCGCAAGGAGCTACAGGCAATTCTTGATGACGATTGGGACGAGGACTCCGAAGCGGAGAAATCTACTCCCGAGGGTGTTTTCGAGAACGCCGAGGAAAACAGGAGCGGCACCGCTGGCAAGGCTTTCGCTTCTGCACTAGCCGCATGGGGAGCGCTCGAATGTTGCCGACAGCTCGCAAGCGACTCGCAGAAGGTCATGAAAACTTGGACGGTCACATCGAGCAACCCGAGGGCGTCGCACGCCCACATGAACGGCGAGACGGTTCCATACGATGACAAGTTCTCAAACGGCGCTAAATGGCCTGGTGACATTGATTCGCTCGATGTTTCCGAGGTAGCTAACTGCCAATGCGTGTTGGACATAATCATCGGTTAGGAGATTGAAATGAACCTCAAGACAAAGACCGTTGACGTGAAAGCGGATAGCGGTTCTATAAAGGGCTACGCGGCAACGTGGACACGTGAGCCTGACTCTTATGGTGACGTGATCGCGAAGGGCGCGTTTACCGATTCCATCGCTGAAATCGAATCGAGCGGAAACCATATCCCGCTTCTATGGAACCACGACAGCGGCGATTTGAAATCCTACATCGGAACCGTGACGCGGCTCGAAGAGGACGAGCACGGGCTTATGTTCGAAGCCGACTTCGACTCTACCGAAGAAGCGCAACGAGCACGCGAACTCGCATCAGACGGCAGGTTGTGCAAGTTCAGTTTCGCCTATGACGTTATCGACCAGGCTACCGTCGAACTTGAGGACGGCACCGAAGCGAACGAGCTGCGAAAGCTGAACATCCATGAGGTTTCGCTCGTGATGTATCCCGCGAACCGCGACACGTCGGTTATCGAGGTCAAGAGTTCGCCCGAGGTCAAGGCTGGACGGCGCAACAGCGCACGCGATGCAGACGACCTAAATGCAGTCGTGGAGCTGCTCGGCTCCGCTCAATCCATCGTTAGCGGCCTGCTCGCCGATAGGCGGGAAGAGCCGAACGACCAAGAAGCCGATGACGAGAAAGACGCGGCTGAAGTCAACGCGGAGGAACCTGGTATGGTCAACGCGGAGGAACGGAAAGCCAAGTCCGACGAGTTGGCGGCGCTCTTGGATAAGGCAAGTTCACTACTAGAGGAAGAGGTATAGCCGTGACTCTCATGGACAACCTCGCCGAAGCCAAGAGCACATTGGCAGAGGTGAAAGCAGCCGTCGAAAACGGCGAAATGGGCGCGGACGAGCTGTCCGAGGCCATTGACGGCGTGAAGTCCGCGCAGGCGAAGGTTGACGCTGCTAACGAAGCGGCGGCAATCCTCGAATCGCTCGGAAACGCCGAGAAGAACCAACCAGCAGAGAAAGAGGAAACCAAGATGGCTAACAACCTGGGCGAGTTCGCCGCTGAGTACATCAAGGAGAAGGGCGCGGACGTTCACGAGAAGTTCAACATCGTGACGCCGCTCTTCAAGTCGGCAGCTCCGATGACTATTCCTAGCTCCATTTCTGGCGCTCTGACCGACTTCGATAAGAACATCGTCTTGCAGCCGCGTCGGCAGCTCATGATCGCTGACCTGTTCGGCTCCGAAACCATCAGCGGCAACGCGCTCACGTACTACGTCGAGTCCTCCACCGTCGAGGGCGGCGTCTCCACCGTAGCGGAGGGCGCGGAGAAACCGCTTACCTCGTTCGGCGACCCGACCGCAAAGACCGTTTCCCTTCAGAAGATTGCAGCCCACTACAAGGAGTCCGACGAACTCATTGACGATGCCCCGTGGCTCGCGTCCAGCATCAACAATCGCGGCGTGTACCTGCATCAGAAGTACGTCGAGGACTTCCTGGTTACCACTCTCAGCGGAACCAGCGGACTCGGCACGTCCTCCGATGCGACGGCAGACGGCATCTTCAAGGCCATGATGACCATTCAGGAGAACACGGGCTTTGCAGCCGATGCTATCGTCATCAGCCCCGCCGACTACCAGAAGCTGCGCCTTGCAAGGGACAACAACGGTCAGTACTACGGCGGCGGATACTTCTACGGCGAGTACGGTCAGAACGGCATCGCGGAGCAGCCGCCTATCTGGGGTCTGCGCACCGTCGTCTCGTCTGCCGTATCCACTGGCACCGCCTACGTCGGCGCGTTCAAGCTGGGCGCGTCCGTCATCCGTAAGGGCGGCATGGCTGTCAACATCGCCAACCAGAACGAGGACGATTTCATCAAGAACATGATCACCATCGTCATCGAGGAACGCCTTGCGCTCGCCGTCCGCTATCCTGGCGCGTTCGTCAAGATTACTGGAACGTTCCCGTCTCCCGACGGTTCCAGCTCCACGACCTCGTAAGAACGAAACGAGAATGCCGATTTGACGGGGCGCAAACACGCCCCGTCATTCTTTAAGGAGGGTGCTGTATGGCGCTCAAAGAGTATCTATGGCGCGGGAACACCTACCAGATAGCCGACGAGGATTTATCGCGCTATCCGGGCGCTGTGCCTGTAGGCGTCGAGAGCGCCAAACGTGCGGCTCGCAACGCTGGGCGCAAGGCGGCAACGCCAAAGGCAGGCGCGGAGCCGAAGAACAAGGCCGCGAATCCTTCAGCGAACAAGCGCGGCGCGTCGCGTAGGAAGTCGGGGGAATAGCATGTTTACACCGTGGGGCTATACCGTTGACGATTACAGTATCCCGCCGCTCATGTCGGTTTCCGACTTCGACAGCATGACGGGCGGCAAGTACTCGGGCGATTTGCGCGTGTCCCAGGCAATCGAAGCCGCGTCTCAGGCTGTCAGAAACGCTTGCGGGTGGCACATATCGCCGTCTCTTTCGTGCACCGCGAAGCTGACCGCATCGGGCAAGTTGGCGAAACTTCCTGCGGGGTATGTGAGCGACGTTACATCGCTCAAGGAGGACGGCACGAGTCTCACGGACGGCGATTACGAGTGGCGTCACGACGGGCTTATCCGCTGTTGCAACTTCCGCAACTTCTCGCAGAGATGGGACGGCCTAGAGGTCGAGTACGAAGCAGGGTACGACTCAGAAGCGGTTCCCGACCTTGCAAACGCCGTCATGGGAATCGCGGAGGGCGTGTTGGCTGTCGCACCTGGCGTCATGAGCGAAAGCGCCGATGGAGTGTCCATCAGCTATAGCGCATCTGCTCAAAGCGTGGCGGCGGCTCTCACTTCGCAGCAGTTGGCGGCTCTCGCGCCTTACAGGCTGGTGAGCACTCATGCCGCTTAGTTTCATGAACGATTCCGTGACGGTCTTGCGACCCGCAACGAAGCAATCGCGGGGTTCGACCGTCCTCGATTACGGAACGGGCGCAACTAGCCATGTGGTGAACAACTGCATGATAACTAGCCTATCGTCAATGCAGGACAGGGACGGGCGCGTGCTTCAGGTTTCGGACAGGTTCACGCTCAGAGCGCCTTACGGCGCGGACATAAAGGCGGGTGACCGCATCATCCATGATGGCGTGACCTACGAGATCGAAGGCGACCCGCGCTCTACCAAATCCCCGACTGGGCGCGTATCGAACGTGCGGTGTGAGCTTTCGCTTTGGCGGGGGTGATTCCATGCCCGTGAAAATCAGGCTTGAGCACATATCCGAGGGCTATCTTGAAATCTGGAAGTCGAGCGCGATGCAAGCACAAGTTGACAAGGCTGGAATGAGGATAGCGGCAGAAGCGGGAGAGCCTTGGTTCAAGTACTACCCGAAACCAGGCACGTTCACCGCTATGGGCTTCGTTTCGTCTACTGGCCCGACTGGCGCTATCTACCAGCAGCAGGACAAGGCTTTATCTAAGGCGGTGCATAGCTGATGGCTTTCTTCGATATCGAGAACGCGCTGCAATCGGCGCTCACAACTCAAGGATACAATGCCTGCGCAAAACCACTGCCAGCGACGTTCACGACTCCGCATATCGTCGTGGACATGCTCAACGCATGGGAAGAGAACGCGGCGCAGGCAATCTACTCGGTTGACTTCGACGTTCGATGCGATGACTACGCGAGCGCCGCGCAGACGCAAGACCAGATAGCAAACTGGATTATGACGTTACCCGGCAACAGCATAGGCGGCGTTCCCTGCTATCTCGTTGATTCTCTCAGGCTTCAGAGGGCGCAACCAGACGCCGCACACCCGACATTAATCATGGCAACCGTTAGCGCTAATTTGCGCTTGCGTCTCGCAGAATAGAAAGGGCTTATAATGCCGAACACTTCTGATGTGCGCGTCGGCGCACCTGACCAACTAACGACGGGCGCGATCAAGCACGCACCACTCGGAACGACTCTCCCGAGCCTTTCGAGCATCACGCCTAGCGCGGTGACGCTCGATTCCGCTTTCACTGGCGACGAGTACGTTTCCGAAGCAGGTTTGACGCTCACGCCGTCTTATTCGACTGTTGATATCAACGATTGGAGCGGATCGACAGTCCGCAAGGTTCTCGAAACCTTCGACGGCACGCTTTCATGGACGATGATTTCGACCAACGCTGGCGCACTCGGCGTCGCGTTCGGGGCGAGCCACGTCACCACGAGCGCCGCAACCGCTTCTCATGGCAACCAGACCAAGACCGAGTTGGGCGCACACTTGCCCGAAGCGCAGTCTTGGGTGTTCCTCATGAAGGACGGGAACGCACGCATCGTGATTCTCGTTCCTAACGGGCAGGTTACCGAGGTCGGAGCCGTCACGTTCGCCGCGAACGCGGCTGTAGGCTGGAACGTCACGCTTTCCTGCTATCCCGACTCCAACGGCGAGAGCATCTATATCCTCACGGATGACGGCGTTGTGACGACCAGCAGCACAACGACTTCGTAAGGGGCGTTTATGAGAAAGTTCGGAAACGATTCTCCCGAGTTCTTGGCTTTCCAGCTCGGAGACGATGAAAAGGTCTACAAGATACCGCTTGCGGCGTCTATGCCGATATCGGTTCTCGTCGGGATGGGCGATGCGGCTGCGAAGGGCGATCACGAGACGATGCGCTACCAGCTCGAAGTGCTCAAACGCTACATGGGCGAGGATGCCGACAACCTGACGGCTGGTCAGATGGGCGAAATCTTCTCCGCGTGGGTGGAAGAGTCAAACAAGCAAGGCGCTGAACCGGGGGAATTATAAGCCTCGCCATGTTGATTCGTGGTCATGACAAGGCATTGGAATATGACCTCATGTGCATGACGGGGCGCACGCTTTCCGAATACATGGGGATGGGCGCGGCTGGAATGACCGCGCTCGTCTCGTTCGTGAAGTACCTGCAACCTGACTCGGCGCTCTACAGGGAAATGCATCCGAGGGATGAAATCGGGAACTGGTCTACGGTCGCAAAGACTAACGCTATTCTCGCAGACCTGTATGACGCTTTCGCAATGGTTCATTCGAGGAAGGGCAGCAGGCCAAGACCGTACCCGCGACCTAACGCGAAGGCTAAGACAATAGGCGGCGGCGCGATTCCCATACGCGACTTCGATGCGTGGTGGGGCGGCAAATGAGAAACGCCCCGATATGGGGCGTCGTTGCATTTCAGATTATACCATAGCTAGATTGGGGGATGTATGTCTGGTGGCGGTACAGAAGTCGCACGCGCATATGTCACCATCATACCAAAGTCGGACGGCACCGCCGATTCTGTAGCGAAGTCGGTTGTAGCTCCGTTCGAGCAAAGCGGGAACGACGCTGGCTTGAAAGCTGGCAAGAACTTCAACGCGGGGCTTTCGGGCGTTCTCTCGAAGTTCGTAGCGCCTGCGGCGATTGTGACAACGCTTGCAGCCGTTGGCAAAGCTGGATTCGACGCATACGCCCAAGTGGAAGAGGGCGCAAACGCCGTAATCCTTGCAACGGGAGCCACGGGCGATGCAGCGAAAGAGCTGACGGACGTTTACAAGAACGTCGCAAGCAACGTCGTCGGTGACTTCGGCGATATAGGTTCAGCGGTAGGCGAGCTGAACACTCGTCTTGGTCTGCAAGGCGATGAACTCGAAGCGGCGTCAGAAGCGGCGATGAAGTACGCAAAGATAAACGGTCAGGACGCAACTTCAGCTATCGCCGATGTTACGCGCATGATGAACAGCGCTGGGATAAGCGCAGACGAGTACTCTGCCACTCTCGATAAGCTGACAGTGGCGGCTCAGATGAGCGGCGCGGACGTTTCAGCCCTCGCAACGACCGTGACGGCTAACGCTTCGTCGTTCAAAGAACTCGGTTTCTCCACGGACGAAGCAATCGCGATGCTCGCGCAGTTCGAGGTGAGCGGCGCGAACACGTCGGCGGTGCTGTCTGGCATGAAGAAGGGCGTTGCTGCTTGGGCCAAGGAAGGGAAGTCCGCGTCTGAGGGCTTTTCCGAGTTCGTGAACGGCGTCACCGATGGCACAGTCTCGATGGAGGACGCCATCGAGATATTCGGCTCAAAAGCTGGAGTCGAGATGTTCAACGCGGCTCAAAAAGGCCAGTTGAGTTTCGATGAGATGTACTCCGCGATATCTGACGGCGCGGAGGGCATGACCGACGAGATGTACAAGTCAACGCTCACCGCATCCGAGAAGATGGATTTGGCGCTTCAGAACGTCACGATGGCAGGAGCTGACTTGTTCGAGCCGATCGTGACGGCGGCGGCTGAGTTTTTGAGCGAGACGGTCATCCCTTTCGCTCAGACGTTGCGCGAGAAGGTCGGATACCTGATGGAATGGCTGAATGCGAACGTCGTTCCAGTGGCTAACGCGATTTTCGAGAAGGTAGAGCCTGTAATCGTCGCGATATCGAACGCCGTCGAGACGATGATGCCGAGGATACAAGGCGCTGTTGAAGCGGCTATGCAAGCCATATCGGCTGTGTTCGATGCCGTGTGGCCTTATGCGTCCGTAGTTGTTGACGTAGCCGTACAGGGCATTTCAGGCGCTATAGAGGGTATGTCATCGCTTGTTGCTGGCGTGATGGACACATTCAACGCGATAAGAAACGCGATTGCAGACCCGATAAGCGCCGCGCAGAGCATGGTTAGCGGCGCTGTCGAGAACATCATCGGTTTCTTTTCGGGGCTTGGGCAGAGAATCACGAACGCAATCGGCTCGATTCACTTCCCGACGCCGCACGTCACGTGGGACAACCTGAACATCGGGGATGTTGCGTCAATACCGATTCCGACTGTCAGGTGGTATGCGATGGGCGCTGTGTTCACAAAGCCGACTGTGCTGACGGGCGTTGGCGAGGGCGGCGAGCCAGAGGGCGTATTCCCGCTCTCGTGGCTCGAAGACCAGCTAGACCAGGCGAGGGACACAATCATCGTGAACCTCAACTACGACGCTTCTTCATCTGCAAACGACCTAGCACGCGACTTCGCACGCAAGGTCGGGGAAATCCAGAAGGCTAGGGGGCTTGCATAATGGCAGACAACGACCAGATAACACGCAAGCCAGATTCAACCGTCCAGGCTTTGACGGCACCGAAGAGAATCGACTTACCATCGCACAAAGTACAATCGACCTGGAACATCACTTCTTGGGCGCATTCTAACGACAATCCCGCCGAAGCATTAGGGTTTGAAACCTGGATGAAGGTTGTGACCGAGACGGGCGGCAAGGAGCGCGACCTATGGGTTAAACGCGACGTTGGCATATCGGCGCGCCAAATGTCGGTGAACCTTTCGAGCATGTCTGCGACCGATGGCAAGACCTACACGCGATCCAACTACTACCCACTTGGCAAGACGTATCTAAAATGCCTTACAACCCAAGTTCGGCTCAAGAACAATCTGGGCGCTGGCGATTGGCGATATGCCACAAGGTGGTTTCAGCCACCTAGAAAGCCCGTTATCTCGGAGTTGTACCAGGACGCAGAGACGGGCAAGGTGAAGTTCACCATCACCACGAATGCAGGAGAGGACTACCAAGAGCGTTACGATACGAGATACCAAGTCTGGGTTTACGATTCGCACGCTAAATCTTCGTCGCACACGGATTCAACGTCAACTTCGACCAGCATAACGGGGCAGGTCGATATCCCGAATCGGATGAGCCTTGCATACGGCGAGTTCGTGAGGGTTCGAATAATCGCATGGGCTAGAGGGTATCGCGGCGACTCAGAGAAAGCGCAGCGCGATATCTACGTTGGTTGGCCTTACCAGCCGACGATAACATGGATGGACATTACATCTACGAACACGGCGGCGAAGGTCACGGCGATGGTCAAGCTGTCACCTGCTACAGCTCATCCCGTAACCGGGTGCAAGCTACAAAAGCTTGTCAACGTGGAGTACGAGAAAGCAGAGGACATCCCAGGAAACGCACTCTGGGTGGACACGGGCGCAGTTGACGATGGAAGATGCACCGCCCTAGCCGTCACGGTTGCTGAGTTGCAGCCCACGGCGGGGCTACATACCTGGATTAGGGTCAAGAGCTGGAACGATATCGAATCGACGTTCTACCGCTATTCCGTGCCAGTGAGGGTGACGAAGCTTGAGACTCCCGCCGTGACGGCGGCTGATGACAGATGCGCAATCCTCAGAATCGTGCCGAACACCACGGGCGCTACTGTTGTAGTCGGATGGAACGAGTCACCAGCCAACACTGGCACCGAACTATCTTGGTCAACGTCTGAAACCGCGTGGTCATCGAACGTCACCCCTTCGACGGCAACTTATACGACGGAGGACGCTACTTCACAGTCTGACTTCTGGGCGCATACCGCCACGTTGACGCTCTCGCAGCTTTCGAGCGGCACAAATTACTACATCATGGCGCGGCGCTACCTGACTCCGCAGGGCGGCTCTACGACCTACACGGGCTACTCGGAGATGAAGGCGTTCAGGACGGCTTCCATTTCAGGCGCAACGTGCGGGATAGTTTCCGCGACTCCGATAAACGACGGAACTACCGTAGCCGTAGTTGTGGGATGGACTTCGGGAACCACTGACAGGGGGGAACTGTCTTGGTCTAACGACTTCCGTTCGTGGTACTCAACCGAGCAGCCCGAGAGGTTCGAGTTCGATTGGGCTGACGGCTCTTCGCAGTCTAGCGACTGGGCGAACACCGCAACGGCCTACATCACGGGATTGGAGCGCGGCTCTAAATACTTCATCAGGGCTAGGCGCTATACTTCGTCGTCTGCCACGTTCACGGCGTATTCTGATTTCGCCACTGTCATGACGAATTCAGACGACGAAGTATCTGGCAGTTGCGGAATAGTATCGATTACACCAAACGATGACGGGCAATCCGTTAAGGCTGTAGTAGGCTGGACTGAGACGACGGCCTTCGACGGCACCGAGCTATCATGGGCTGACAAGTCAAGCGCATGGCAATCGAACAACCAGCCGTCAGTTATAAACGCGGACTGGGAAGATGAGTCAAGCCAATCAACCTCGTGGAAGAAAACCGCAACTATCATCGTAGAGGGGTTGAACCCAGGAACGCTCTACTACTTCCGCGCAAGGAGGTTCAACAAGGAGTATTCCACGGCGTATTCGTCGTTCGCCACGGCGATTCCCGCAACCACGCCAACGGGCGTCGAGCTGTCTGCGCCTGGCGTTGTCGTGTCGGGAGATGCTATGCCGTTGTCATGGGCTTATGATGCTTCGGATATGCAGACTGGTTGGGAAGTCGTGACGGGAACCGTCACGGTCACGAACTCCGTTCCAAGAATCACATCGGGGATAAAGGTTCTTGAACACGGCGATGACTCCATGCTGTCGTGCGTCATTCCCGCTTGGAGGATGGAGGGCTTGAGCACGCTTGCAGTAGCCGTGAGAGTATCCACGGGCGGCGCTTACGTCATGTCCAATGCCCAGGTGGTGAAGATTGGAACTAAGCCCACAGCGGCGATTACGGCGGCTGAGTTGACCGACTACGGCGAAGATGACGACCACTCGTATGGACAGCCTTTAGCGGTGAGCCTATCGTCCAATGTTGGCGGTCAGGCCGTTGTAACGGTGAAGTCAAACGGAGTGACAGACGAGCGCCCGGACGGGGAGCACGTACAGGCGGCGGGTGACACGGTATGGTCAACAGCCGTAATGCCGTCGTGGACACTCACGAGCGGCACCTACTACGCCACAATCACCGCTCCTGGCGATTTGGATTTGGTGGACGGCGCAACCTACATGGTCTATGCGAAGGTGCGCGACGTTGATACGGGGCTTGAATCCGATGAAGTCTCTACCGATGCCACGGTGGACTACACCGAAAAGGCACCTGCACCGTCTGCATCAATCGCCGTGACGCCGTACAACACGCTATCTGGCGGTTTCAGGGCTAGGGGGTGCAATATCCAGCTTGCGTCCCCTGCAACGGGCTACACGGGCGTATACGACGTTTACAGGGTCACCGATGACGGCGCTTCACTTGCCATAGCAGGGTGCAAACCTACTGACTTGGTGGTTGACGATTACGCGCCGTTCGGCGGCTCCTACCGAATCGCGACGAGGACTTCTGACGGCTCATTGAATTGGCGGGATTATCCCAACACGTTACCAGGCGGCATCATCCGCGTTGACTTCGGTGATGACTATATCGAGCTACTGCACAACATGACCGTTCAAGACGATTACGAGAAGCGATTCGAGGAACGCGAGCACTTGGACGGCTCCACCGAGGGCTATTGGAACAAGGGCGTCAGAAGAATCGGAGCGTTGTCCATATCGTTCACGATGACGCTCGATGGAACGACGATGGACAAGCTACGTTCACTTGCACGTTACGAGGGCGCATGTTGGGTGCGCACTCCCGATGGTTGCGCGTATGCGGCGAACGTGGACGTGAAGGGGCTAGACCGCTCGATTGGCAAAGACCTGTTCGCCGTAGACCTCAAGGCAACGGAGATTGACACAGACGAGTTCATGGCAACCGTTCCCGCCGACGTGGAGAGTGGTTCCTAATGGGTTACACGTCTGAATGGCGCGTGTACAGGGTGAACGCGCAGACATGGGCAGACGCCGACGAGATAAGGGGATTCAAGTCGGCGTCCGTTTCCCGCGAAGATGGGAATCTGGTGGAGTCTGGCAGCATCGAGATCGACACGTCCGATGAAATAGACGAATGCTACGTGCGCTTGGCGATGGTCGCATCGGTTGATGGGACGCACGACAGAATCGACGTTGCCACGCTTCTTTGCACAACCACGGGCGGCAACTGGGACGGCGCTACCGTCACCCTTAACGGGCGCTCGGTGCTGTATCCCGCTTCCAGAGCCTTGTACGACGATGGGGCGTGGTGCTCTTCGAGCGTAGATGCCGTCCAATGGGCGGCGCGTGAACTTGAGAAGGTTGTGCAAGCGCCTGTCACCTATCAAGGGGGCTTTGAACTTTCGGAACCGCTCGTGTTCGACTTGGGCGCGTCGGTTCTGGACTCGGTTAGGCAGGTGCTCGATTCGGGCGGCTACATGATCGCGACGGACGGGCGCGGGGTTATATCGCTCGTGCCAAAACCAACAGAGCCTATAGTCACCATTGACTCGTCTAACGCACGGCTGCTAATGCCCGGGGGCGTTTCATCGAAAGATTACGCGAACGTACCAAACAAGTACACGGCACGTATGGGAAAGTCAATAGCTCGTGCTGTGAACGACTCGATAGACAGCCCAGTGTCCACTGTCTCACGTGGGTATCGGGTTGACTTCTTGGACACATCGCCCACACCAACGGGCGGCGAGACTTTGCAGGGATACGCGGAGAGAAAGCTAGAGGAGCTTTCCACAGTTCCGATTGAGCAGACATATACGCGCGAATGGGTGGAGGGCGTCAATCCTGGTTATCTCGTGCGGCTGTCAATCGGCGATATGGGCGATTACCGCGTCATGTCCCAGAGCTACGAGTGCGGCGCGGGAATCACCGTCACCGAGAAAGTACGAAAAGAGGTTCGGCTGTGGACAAAGTAAGCGGTTTCTGGGCGCTCCTGGATGCATTGGGCAACAAGCCAGACGAGAAACGCACGCGATCCACCGCAACATATTCGGGAACTGATTCTGACGGTACTCCTTGGGTGACGTTCCCAGGTTCTTCCGAGCCCACGCCTGTCAGGGGGTCGGTGACTTCCGATTTGTCGATGGGCGATGAGGTAGAGGTAGAAGTTTCCAACGGAAGGGTTTCAATAGTCGGGAACAACACAGACCCGTCACTTGGAACCAAGGCGGTTGCACGCGCGATAGCACCTGCACTTGAGAAAGCCGAACAGACCGAGCGGATAGCACGCGAAGCCACCGAGGGCGTTGTAGCGGCTCAAACAGCCGTGAAAGCAGCCACAGACGCGGCAACGCAGGCGGCGGCTAACGCGCAAGCTGCTATCGAAGCGTCAGACCAGCATTTCTTCTCAGACTCCAACGGCGTGCACGTGTCAACCGAGGAAGATGCGCCGACTGGCACGCGGAACATCCTGATAAACTCGCTCGGCGTGATACTGCGCAAGGCGTCTACCATCTTGGCGCAGTTCACCGAGGGGGAAGTTGCGTTCTATGACGGGGCTGGCAACAATGCGTCGAACGTGGTTGCTGCTTTCGGGACTTCTGGTGCGCAAATCGGCAAGTCGGGCGCTAGCCACGCGGTTCTGGACTACCACAGCTTGCAGCTCGTGGACATGGACGGCAACGGGTACTTTAACGTTAGCGACTTACGGGGGACGAACGGCGTCGCCCAAATCGTTGACACGTTCATGGGCGATGGAACGAAAACATCGTTCACCCTATCGCTCACCGCAAACAGCAACAGCTATACCGTCAAGGTGAAGAACGAGTACAACCAGGACGTTACGAGCAACTACACGGTATCGAAAACAACTACCAGCGTGTCGATTACCTCGGCACCTGCAAGAGGGTACGTAGTTACCGCAACCTACAATACGACCGACTCTAGGGCGAAAGCATACACGGCTGGCAACAGGTATAGCGGCTCTAACGTCGGAGGCTACTCCTTCGCGGCTGGAATGAACGTCACCGCGAGCGGCGCATACAGCCATGCCGAAGGCGAGTACACGAACGCCGTAGGCAGGTCTAGCCACACCGAGGGCAACGAGGCAACGGCGAGCGGCTTGTTCGGTCATGCCGAAGGCGATAACACGACGGCGAGCGGGTCAACGTCGCACGCCGAAGGGTGCAGCACGACGGCGAGCGGGAGATACAGCCACGCTCAAAACCTCGGAACGATAGCAGCTTCTGGAAACCAGACGGCAATCGGCAAGTACAACGTTGCGGACGATTCGGACGAATACGCGCTGATAATCGGCAACGGCACCGGAATCGCCGACAACAACCGCTCAAACGCGCTCACGGTCGACTGGGACGGCAACGTAGAGTGCGGCACGGTGAACGGCATCGCTTTCGATCCCGTGGGCACCGTCTTGAGCGAGACGGACACGACCGACGTTTCAACGTCCACGAATACGGACGTTGCGTCGATAACGCTAACCGCTGGCACATGGCTCGTCAACGCACGGTTGCAGTTCACGTCTAACTCAACTGGCAGACGCGCCGCGAAGCTGTCCACCACGAGCGCCGACAGCGCGAACGTCATCTCCACCGACGCGAGGAACGCGGTGGACGGCGGCGCTACGAACACGCAGACCGAGCGGTTGTTCGCATTGTCCAGCCAATCGACGGTCTACCTCATCGGCTGGCAGAACTCGGGCAGCACGCTCAGCTGCACGGGCGACATCCAGGCCGTGAGACTCGCCGTGATGAACGACGTTCCGTTCTCGACGGTCTACACGTCCAGCTCAGCGCCGACCTCGGCGCAGGGGTCGGACGGTGACGTGTGGCTGGTGGTCTGATGGCTACCGCGACGCTCATCCCGAGCACGTACCACATCAGCTCGAATAAGCTTGTCGTGACGGATGGCGAGAACATGCTCTCCAACGTGAGCAGCACGACCTACGGTTCGGTTCAGAACACCGACGAGAGCACTTCGTATTACTACCTCTACCTGCGGGGTTTCAATATCAGCTCAATACCAGCGAGGGCGACGGTCAATTCCTTCACGGTGAAGGTTCGAGGGCGTCGAGACTCGGGCGGCTACGTCGCCTCACTCTACCTCGTTAACGGCACATCGACGATAGCGAACGCCACGGCTACGAGCTTCACGACATCTAATGCGACCAGAACTTTCGCGAACGGCGATTTGACGTGGGCTGATTTGGTCAGCTACGGCTCCAACTTCGGCATCCGCGTCAATTGCCGACGAAACAAGAAGACGCAGGTAGCCAACTGGTACGTATACGGCGCTGAAATCGACGTGGACTACGACGAGCCGCCCAGCTCCGCGTTGTACGTGAAGCAGGACGGCGAGTGGGTTTCAGTGTCGGCGGCGTACAGCAAGTCAAACGGCGCATGGTCAGCCGTCGATATAGACGAAGCGTTCGAAGATGGCGTCAACTACGTGATGGCCTGATAGTTAGGAGTTTGCTTATGAGACGGGGGACAACACCTGCAATCGTTCTGACGGTGGACATGGACATTTCGAGCTGGACTGTCTATGTCACGCTCAAGAAGGGCGCGAAAATCCTTACGCTCGAAAACGAGCGCTTGACTATGGACTACGCCAACTCGAAAACGTCAATCGCGTTCGCCCTCACGCAACAGGAAACGCTTGATTTCTCCACTGGCACCTGTGAGGTTCAAGTCCGCGCAATCCACGAGGGGACGGCAATCGCCACTGATATTGAGAAGATAGACGTTGCGCGAATCTTGAAAGAGGGCGTGATAGATGAATAGCATTGCGCTTCACGTCGAGGAAGGCCAGCGCGTCGGGCTGCACGTGGCAGACGGCGCGTTGATTGACCTCGATGTGGGCGGCTCCATGTACGCGGTGGGGCCACCGATTTACAGGGGCAGTTACGAGGTCACGCCGACTCAACAGGCGCAAATCCTCGAAACCGAGGGACGGCAAGCGACGGCGAACATCGTCGTGAACCCGATTCCAAATAACTATGGACTCATCACGTGGGACGGCTCGAAACTTCGAGTCAGTTAGGAGCAAAGAAAATGGCGAAAAACGTTGTCATCAATGGAGTGACGTATAGCAACGTCCCGAGCGTCGAAATCCCGCTCTCGGGCGGCAGCGGCAACGCGGAGTTCTACGATACTTCAGATGCTACGCTTGACAGCGGCGCGAAGATGCTGTCCGGCAACACGGCATACGCGGACGGCACCAAGTACACTGGCTCGATTGCCACGAAAACTGGCAGCGACATCTCCGCGAGCGGCGACACCGTGACAGTCCCAGCGGGTTACTACGCATCGCAGCAGACCAAGGCCGTCAGCGCTGGCTCGGCTACGGCGCCCGCCACGATCAGCGGCACGTCCGCTACCGTGTCCACTGGCACCAACACGCTCACTCTGAGCAAGACCGTCAGCGTCACGCCCACCGTGAGCGCTGGCTACGTGAGCAGCGGCACGGCTGGCAATTCTGCTGTCAGCTTGACGGCATCGGTCACGACGAAAGCAGCCGCGACCATCACGCCTGGGACTTCCAACCAGGAAATCGCCGCTGGCACCTACCTCACGGGCAAGCAGACCATCTCAGGTGACGCGAACCTGGTGGCAGGCAACATCAAGAGCGGCGTGTCAATCTTCGGCGTGGCTGGCAGCTTGACCAGCGCCGTCGTGAGCCAGGACGCGGACACGAAGGTGCTCAGCATCAGTTAGGAGCGCACATGGCGCAGAACGTATCGATAGCTGGTGCGGACTATCCAGCGGTTCCGTACCTGCTGATCCCGATAACGGACGGCGGCGGCACGAATGCGAAGTTCGTTGACACATCGGGGGCAACCGCGACCGCTGCTGGTGACGTGGTGCTCGGCAAGACGGCGTTCGGCTCGGCGGGTACGCTGATCACTGGCAGCGCCGCGCCGACCATCACGGGCAACTACACCGCGAACACCAAGACGCTGGCAATCACGACCGCCAACACCACGTCCGCGTGGTTCGGCGGCCTCAACTGCGAGTTCCTGTACGAGGGCAGGTGGAGCGCGAACCTTGACGAAGCTGCGAACTGGCCTTTGACCCCGACGACGTCGGCGCAGGCCCTGACGTGGACGACCAGCATCACGGCGACCGCGAACGCGAACGCCACATACGCCAGGTACGGCAAGAGCTACAACGGCGTCCAGCTCGACTTCGGGACGTACAACTACGTATTCCTCATCGACGCGATGGTGCATGAGGCGTACACGTCCAGCGAGGCGACGCTCGGAGCGATTCACGTCACCGCATCCGCGTCGGAGTCGATACACCACTGGGGGGCGCGTCCGAGGACTTCGAGCGGGAGCATAGTCTATCCGACGGCATCGACTTACGGCACATACGCATCCGTCGCAGCCACATGCCCGATGGTGCTGTACCGCAACGCGTCGAACACGCTCATACTCGCGAACAACACGACATACGGCGTGAGCATCGCGCCAGTCGCCCCGTCGATGTCGTCCACGTCATCGGTTAAGCCGAACTATTTCAACATCCGCATCCCGACGTTCGGCATCCGCGCATCGGACACATACATGCCGATTGCGAGCTACGACTACCTCGATGCGGAGAACACCGTGCTGTCATGCAGGACGCGCATCTATCGCGTACCTGTTGAGTACGGCCTTTACACCGTGCAGAACGAGCGCGTGGTCAACTCGATGATACTGGGCAACGCTTATCCGGCCGAGCCGTTGTAAGGAGGCAGCATGGCTAATCCTATAATGCAGCATCTCACGGTGGGCGGCGTGACATACGACACCGTTGGCGAAGCGTCCGTCACTCAAGTTGTGAGCAGCGGCACGAAAATCGCGACCGTCACGATAGACGGGACGAATACCGACCTCTACGCTCCGTCTGGCGGCTCCACCATCGACCCCGCGACCGCCACGCCTCTAGTTGACGGCACGGCGGCGGTCGGCACGAGCGCGAAGTACGCGAGGGAAGACCACGTGCATCCCACCGACACGTCCAGGGCGGCATCCACGCACGCGCACGGCAACATCACGTCTGGCGGCGACATAACCGCAACGGCCCCGACAATCGCGAGCGGCGACAAGCTCATCATCAACGACGAGAGCGCGAGCAAGGTCACGAACGGCCCCGCGTTCGGCACCAGCACGTCCACGTTCCTGCGCAACGACGGGACGTGGGCCGAGCCGAGCAGCAGCGGCGGCGTGAGCTACTACACCACGACCGCGACGCTCCCAACGAGCGGATGGTCGAGCGACAGCATCACGGTCAACGTGGCGAACATGACGGCGAGCGCCGACGTGATAGTGGCACCCGCGCCCGCATCGGCGAGCGCATACGCGGCGGCTGGAATCGTCTGCACGGCGCAGGGGAGCGGCACGCTGACGTTCACGCGGACGAGCGCGAACACGGCGGCGATTACGGTCAACGTGATGGTCTTTGAGGGAGGGTCTGAGGTAGTTTTGTATTCGATTAACAACACCGCTTCGTCACTTTTTTCTGTTGATAAGAGTGAAGCATTAGTGGGTGAGATTATTACCATCACTCGCATTGGCAGTCAAAGCAATGTGTATATCGTGAATGACACAACTCTTGAGGTCACGCCACAAGCAATCAAGGTATCTGGAGGAAGCACGACGTTTAGTATGCCAGCTTCGAGCGTAACCATCAGGGGCACGGCTAGTTAAGGGGGGGGTGTGATGATTTTCAACCAGCAGGGCGCATCATCGGGCGGCGGGGGCGCTACGCACATCATAACGAACGTCTCCAATCCGAATCCTAGCGTGTTCGACTACGACTCGATGGCGTTCGTTCACGACACCTCGCCGCAGTTTGAGGAGGGGACTCCTGTAATTGTCGGCACAGAGAGCTCGTATAGGACGTTCAGCATCTTGAGGACTGACACAGCTGCAGAGGTGCCGTCGGTCACCTTAGGAAGCAGCACGACGTATGGCTGGAGGAAAGTGTTCATCATGCCAGATTGCGACGTGACGGTGAGCATGGGCACAAGCCCTGGCCCGAAATAAGGAGGCACCCCATGATTTTCAACACTCAGATACAGGGCGCGGGGGGGGGTTCCGTGCCATCGACGGTGACAGCGACGTGTAACACGTACCTGGATGGCGTCATGTACTTCGACGAGAACGGGGCGTACAACATCGTAGGCGTCAATATCACCACGTTCCAGGTACCTGCTGGAGCCTTGCTGTACGCGACGATGCAAATGGGCTATAGCAGCGCGAGCGTGCAGACCGAATCTGGCGGAGGAGTCTGCCATCGGGTCGTCAATAGCGGCAAATACTCCGACGTGCTGGTTTCAGTCCCATACGAGGACTTCACCATAACTGCGAGCTACTAGGAGGGCAGAGACATGATTTTCAACACGGTCATAGCTGCGGGGGGGGTTATTCCGTGAGCACGCATAGCGTGACGGTGGATTTCGCCGAAAACGCGCCATCCGTGTTCTTCAACGAAGACGGCTACCTAAACGCGACGAGCGACCCGACGCAGCATTACGAGGGCGAGGTCGTGGCGTTCAGCTACGGCGGCGATGCGCAGATAGGCATCATCGGCGAGAGCGAAACCAGCTATACCGACGGATGCAACCAGATAGACGAGATGACGTACGTCTTCGTCATGCCAGGCGAGGACGTGACGATATACGCGAATTAGGCACGAAAGAAGGCAACACATGCTAGAACCGATAGCGGCCACCATCACGACGAACGGATAGGAGAGGTAAGGGATGGAATACGAACAGCTACAGGCGTTCTTCATCGTGCTGCTGGGCATGTGCGCCCTGATAGCGGCGGTCAGCGGCGCATGCGCGGCCATCGTGAAGTTCTGGCGCTACGCGCACAAGCAGAGCGACGAGAACGCCTCAAAGATCGCCGATCACGAGCAGCGGATAGCCAAGCTCGAAGGCTGCTGCGACGAAGTCCGTGGAAAGCTACAGTCAGATTGGGAGTTCCAGCAAGACGAGATCGAGATGAACCGCCTGATGCTCAGGAGCATCAAGCACCTCATCCAGCACTCCGTAGACGGTAACGACGTGAGCAAGTTGGAAGCTATGGAGCAGGAGATAGACGATTACCTGCTCAACCACACGAGATAAGGAGCTGGCAATGAACCAGGAGAGAGCAAAGGCAATCATCACCATCGTCGTCACGGCGGTGGCAACCATCGCGGCGATGTACGGCTACGCGATAGACGCGGAAGCGTGGATCAGCGTCGCGCTGTCCATCCTCTCGGCTGTCTGCATCCTGTGGAGCTGGTGGAAGAACCAGAATATCACGGACGAGGCCATCATCGCGCAGGGCTACCTCGACCAGCTGAAGGCCGAGCGCCGCGCGAGCCACGCGAAGGACGAGTAGATGTTCCCGTACATCATCGCGGCGATAGTGGCCGCGTCGCTTATCGGCTACCTGCTCGACGCGCTGAGCGCGGTGAACGACTTCCAAGACCCGCACGATTGGGATGATGAGCATGACCAAGCGGAATGAAGTAGCGGCCTACTTTCACCGCCGAATGTGCGAAGATTCCCGATTTGGCTACACTCAAGGCGCTGGGCGCTGGGGCGTTGGCTCGTTCGTAGAGTGGACGTATGAGGGCGTTACCGGGCGCTTCCTCGTGGGCGACCGCGATTGCTCGTCATCGGTCATCGACTGCTGGCAAGAAGCGCTCCGAGGTTCCCGCTATGAAGGAGCGCTAAACGGCGCTACATATACGGGCGATATGCGCAGGGTGTTCGTCGGCTCTGGGCTGTTCGAGTGGAAGCCCATGAGCTTCCTAGCTTGCACGGGTGACCTGTATCTAAGCGAACAGCATCACGTCGCTATGTGCCAGACGCAGGTTCCCGACGTTCTCAGCGAGTTCCTAACGAACGAGTTCGGCGGGATAACTGGGGGGCAGGTCGGCGACCAGACGGGCGGCGAATCGGTAGTCAGGGCTTACTGGGACTTCCCGTGGGACGGCATCTTGCACTACAACGGTAAAGCAGACGATGAAGGGGACGATATGACTCCAGAGCAAGCAGGACAGCTTCAATTCATCTACGATCACATGAACTGGGACAAGAAAACCCACTTTAGCGACTTGGGGAACCTCGTTGCAGAATTCCCCGTCGAGTACGAGACGATTGATGAGCACGGAGTTCGTTCACCGCATACACAACCACTCGGTAAGCGAATCGGTTTCATTGACCAACGTATACATGTCATCGAAGCGAATCAGGCTGCTATCATGGAAGCCCTCGAAGAGATTCGGGACATGATTGATTTGACACGCTAGATAATCCCCTCACGGTTCAGCCGTGGGGGGCTTTTTTTGTGCCAATATTTAGCCAATGGGAGTTTGTTTCACCTGTTCACGCTTTAGGCGCTCGGAGTTCGATTCTCCGCGCCTCCACCATTTGCTGGGCATATGTTTTCCCACGTCAATTGCATAAATTGGATATTTAACACATATGTGTTATTGGCTATTTCACATATGCGGAAACACCCTGTTTAACAGGCATGAAAAAAGTTGTAGCCAATAATTAGCCAATGGGTTAGAACCGCAACGAATCTATATCTGGGCGGTAATATCGGTTGATTGTGGTGCTGATGTTGGTGTGTCCAAGGAGCCTTGAGAGCACTTCGATTCTTCCGCCGTCTGCGAGGTATGCCGTGGCGAAACTGTGACGCATGTTCTCAATGGTGACTTTCGGCAATTCAGGATGTTTTTCGAGGTATCTACGCCATCTCTTCTGTGCTGTGGATGGTGATATTCTCTCGCCGTTCGCCCCTACGATGAAAGCACCGCCGCCACACGGCAAGCCATCGAACCACTCCATGAAATCGGGCGGCAACGGCAACACCCTAGCCGACTTTGGCGTTTTCGTTTCCTTTTCCTGCAAACCGCCGTGTTTCGCCGATGCGGTCACGTATGCGCTATCAATCGTGACCGTCTTTTTATCGGTATCGAAGTCTAGCCAATCGAGGGCGTAGCGTTCTTCTGGGCGCAAGCCTAACAATAAACCAGTGAAAACTATGCGTTGTAGGCTCTGTGGCGCGTCCTGAGACACGATATTTAAAAATTGGTGTATCTGGTCGAAAGTCGTTAGCACAACGCCCTCATCGCGTTTTAATCCCTTCGAGGGCATCGCGTATTTGGCAGTTGCCGGGTTTGCGATGATAAGCCCATCGCCCTTTGCTTCGTTGAGGATTGTCTTTAATGTCCCTAGAGTTTTCCTAGCCACCGATTCTGTGGCGATTCCGTCAATCATTGACTGAATCATGAAGCGGTTAATATCGCGTAGATCAGTCTTTCCCAAAGCTGGCTTGATTCTAAGCCGTATCTCCTTTTCGTATGTGTCCAAAGAAGTGGCGGCAAGCCGTTTCACCGCGACAGGCCAATAGTAATGGTCTATGTACGTTGATAGCGTCATCTTGCCGTGTCTGCCGCGCAAGGCTTCGCGCTCGGATATCATCTTCGCTTCTTCTGCCCTCGCCGCTTTCATCGTCTGGCACGTGACGCAGCGGCGGTGATATCCGCCGCTTGCTGTCTTGCCGACGTATACCCTCACGTCGTAGACCGTGGAGCCGTCGCTTAGTATGCGCTTAGTGATTGACATATTCGCGCAATCCTGCCAACAGAGCACGTTTGCCGTTCTGGGTGAGCGAACGGTACGCAAAGATTACTTCGTGTTCTTCATCGCTCAATACTTCGCTTTCGCTCTCGTCGGTGATGTTGATGATGTATGACAGCGTTATTCCGAGCGCCTTTGAAATCTTCTTAATGCTTGACAATTTCGGCTCAGTTTGTCCGCTTTCCCATCTTTGAATAGTTTGCTGAGTTGTGCCAATAGATGCCGCTAATTGCTCTTGTGTCCATCCTCGCAACTCACGTGCTTCCGCAATCCGATACATGGTCACAACCTCCTAACACGCTGCATATGTATTTTCTCACACTTGAGTGTTGACGTGAACACACAAGATGTGTATTATCAATCATGGTTACACGCTATATGTGTAATTCCTGATAGGGAAAACATAGGAAGGGGGTGTGCAATGAAAAACAATATGCGTGCTGAACGCGCTCGAAACAACCTAACAGTTCAACAGGTTGCAGACGCGATTGGCGTTCATCCAAACGTCGTGAGCAGATGGGAAAACGGCAAGACCGAGCCGAAAGCATCAAACCTAATTTCGCTTTGTCGGCTGTATGACTGTTCGCCCGAATACCTGCTTGACATGACAGACGAGCGGCACGCTTCGGCTATTGCCAACTAAGTCACCCAGACCATAACCGCTATGCGGGGAATACCAACGGCCCTCGAAGCCGTAGCTCTTTGATAACCAGACCAACAGTTAAGCCGTGCGCGGCTTGCTGGCAATCGTCATAGGTCGGCATTCCGTCCGCTGAAAACGGATATTGCAAAGAACGGACATTGAGAAAAAAGACAGTTACTTATTAAGAAGGTGACGAAATGACAGCAAATAAAGCGGCGCTGCATCGCGGCAACGATAACAGCGCCAAGACTCGTGCCAGAGTCAAGCAAAGTATAACCGATTACGAGCGCTCCACGCTCTTGGGTGGTTTGCTCATCGCCGTATCTTTCGGCCTGATGTTTTTGTGGGCGGCGGTGATGTGGTGATGGCAGACAAGCAAAGCCAAAACATGTGGGTTCTCCGTCAGCTCAAGGCGGGCAAGAAACTCAGCTCACGCAACGCTGTACTGGCCTACGGCATTCAAGACTTACCAAAGCGTATTTCTGAATTGCGCCAAAGCGGTCACAAAATCGAATCTGCCACGGTCTACAGCAGGAAACCAGACGGGCGCATGACCCACTGGAACAATTACTGGATGGTTCGAGACTGATGGAGGGTCGGCTTACTATTCCAGGGCGTTTCCCGTCCCTAAACGACTATATAGCAGCGGAGCGGAAGAACAGGCAATTGGCGGCGAAGATGAAGCGCGATGAAACATTGCGCGTCGCGACACTCGCCCAAAACTCGGATTTGCCGAAGTTCGAAAAGCCCGTGCATGTCTACTTCACCTGGATTGAACCAAACAAGCGCAGGGATATAGACAATGTAGCCTTCGCAAAGAAATTCATCCTTGACGGCTTGGTAGACGCTGGGGTTCTAAAGGGCGATTCAAGGAAATACGTCACTGGTTTCGTTGACCACTTCGCGACAGTCGATAAGCACGACCCAAGGGTAATGGTAACAATCACAGACGAGATATGGAGCATCGAATGATGTTAGACGATGACGGGCGCTTGGCGTTGGCTCAAGCGCTCTTCAAGGTTTGCGGTGTCATGGTTGACACCAAAGACCCAGATTCACTCAGAGGGCGCATGGATGCGAAGTACAAATTGATGTACGAGCAGACGGGCGCTAAATCCTTCGACCTCAAGATTAACGATCAGGTCGTTGGCAACTATTCAATCAAGTTCAGCAAGCCCAAAGACTCTGAGAAACACAGCGTCCTTGAGGTCAAAGACTTCTACTCATTGGCAGAGTACGTGACCTCGATACCAGATGACGTTCTCCGAAAGTACGCCGAAAGCGAACTTGCCGGGTTTGCAGATTGGTACTTCTTCGAGACTGGGGAAGTCCCTGATGGTTGCGAGCTGGTCGAGTACGTCAAACCAGCCGTTGAAAAAGCCTATATCGGCGGTTCTCTCAGGGTGAAGCCCGAAGATGTAGCGAAAGCGCTCGGCGGTCAACTGACGCAGGGCATCGCTGGAATGTTGGAGGGCTAATCATGAGCAGGCTAGAGGAAATCAACAAGCGGCTCAAGCGCACCAACATCAAGGGCAAAGACTACGTTGAAGTAAACCAGCGCATATTGGCTTTCTGGGAGCTGTTTCCAGGTGGAGCCATCGAGACAGAGAAACTTGCCGACGATGGCAAACGTTGCGACTTCATCGCCCGAATATCCATGTACGACACGAACACAGAAGAATGGCGAGTCGTTGCGACAGGCCATGCTTTCGAGTACCAGGGCGCGGGGATGGTCAACAAGACCTCCTATGTTGAGAACGCCGAAACATCAGCCGTTGGACGAGCGTTGGGAATGCTGGGCATAGGAGCCACAGAATCA